ATGACCAGTACGGATACCTACGACAGCCAGGCCGACGAGCTGCTGTCCATCGGAGACACCGCGCGCCAGCTCGGCGTCTCCGTCGCCACGATCCGGCGCTGGGAATCCGACGGCAAGATCTCCGGCTCCCGCACGGCCGGCGGCCAGCGCCGCTTCCCGCGCTCCGAGATCAGCCGTCTCCGGATGCCCCCCGCCTGACCCCCCTCAGAAACAGCAGACCCCCCGCGCTTCCAGGCCTCGGGGGGTCTACCAACCAACTTCGAACCAGAGGATAGCCATGTCCGAACCCACTGAGAAGACGCCGGCCGAGGCGTCCGATTTCGCTCCCGAGCAGCAGCGTCGTCGTGCTGCTCTGACCGCTGCCCGCACCGCCCTGACCGCGTCGGGTGGGATCTTCTCGTCGAAGATCGAGGGCAACCCGCTCGAGCAGGTCGACGCGCTGACCGCGCTGGCCGACTGGCTCCTCGACGGCACGCCCTCGGCGCCCGTCGACGGCCGCGTGACGTACGACGACCCCGACGACGACCTCGCCCCGGAGGTGTGGGTCGGGAAGACCGTCGCCGGCGACCGCTGGCTCGTCCAGGTCGACACCCACGAGCACACCGGCATGACGAAGGTCGTGCTGAACGACTGCCCCGTCCCGCTTTACGACGGCGACCCCGAAGGCCTCGCGGGCGAGTCGGCTCCGCAGCCGCGCGAGTTCGTGCAGAGCGACCAGTCGCTCGCGCTGCGCCAGGTCGCGCACCTCATCGACAAGGGCCTCGGGATCATCTCGGTCACCGCGTACGGGCCGCCGTCGGTGCAGATCCGCGAGGGTGACGTGCCGGCGTGGGTGGCCGAGCTCGGCCTGTCGGCGCCCTCGTGGGGCGCCTACTCCGACCTGCACGACGCGGCGCACTGGCCGGCGGACGACGAGCGCGCGTTCGCGGTGCTGTCGGTGCGCGAGAAGCGGGTCGGCGCGTGATGGCGACCGAGGCGCCGACCCCGGTGGAGTCGGGCCCGGACCTTCTGCGCCGCGCCGCCGAGCGCATGCGCGAGCGCGCCACCGCGGCTTCCCCGGGGCCGTGGGAGACCTACATGACGATCCACGCCGAGGCGTGGGTGTGCGAGGTCGACCGCGGTGGATTCGGCGCCGTCGCGCTCCCCGCCACCGGCCGGCCCGACTACGGCAAGGCCAACTCCGAGCACGTCGCGTCGTGGCACCCGCCCGTCGCGCTCGCCGTCGCCGACCTGCTCGAGCGCGATGCCGAGGGCTGGGAGCAGCTCGCCGAGGTCCTGCCCCCCGCGACCACCGAGGGCGAGGAAGCGTTCATCGAGGCCTTCGCGGGCTCGCTCGCCGTCGCCCGCGTCTACCTCGGCGAGGTGTCGTGATGGGCGCCGGCTACCCGTACGACGACATGGGCGAGCGGTCGTACTCCGTCCGCGAGCTCGACGACCTCGGCGACCGCAGGGCGGACGAGGCCGAGCGTCGCCGCGACACCGCGAACGACGACGCCGCCGACCGTGACGCGATCCGCGCCGCGCGCCGGCGCGACGTCGGTGTCGACCCCGGGGCGGGCTCGTGGTGACCGGGCTGTCCGGCGTCGAGCTGCTCTGGTGCGTCGTCCTCGTCGCCTTCCCCGTGCTGACCGCCCTGTGCGTGGCCGCACTCATCGCTGACGTCCGGGCTGACCGGGCGGACCGAGACCGAGAGGAGCAGGGCCGATGACGGACCTTGACCACAACCTCGCCGCCGAGCGCTCGATCGAGTTCCTCGCGCTGCTCGCGGGCGACGACCGCCAAGAGCTGGACGCCTCGTGGCGCCGGCTCACCGCCCTGATGACGACGCCGACCGAGATGCACGTCGTGCTGTACGGCCTCATCCACGTCGCCGGCGGCATGCTCGACGCGATCGACGACACCCCCCGCGCACTGCGCGGCCTCGTCATCGAGAGCCCCCTCGGTCCCGTCCCGGTCGAGCAGGCCCCGCCCGAGGTCGCGTGGTTCGGCCGGTACGTCATCGCCTGCATGAACGGCGACGGCGAGACCGCCGTCGCTCTCTGGTTCTCCCAGGCGCCCGAGACGCAGACCGAGGAAGTCGCGATGCGCCAGTTCGACGCGCTCATGTCGTGGCTGCGCGGCATCGTCCGAGCGTTCCTCGCGTCCGGGCAGCGTCTCCGCTCCGACTTCACGAAGCGGGTGATCTGACCCGTGAGCACTCGACAGACCGCCGACGAGGTCCTCGTCATCACCACCGCCGGGATCTACGACGGCATGAGCGACGACACGTACCACTCCGACCCCGTCCCCGGCGGGTCACTCTCCTCGACCGGGGTGCGGCTCCTCACCCCGCCGTCGACACCCGCGCACTACCGGTGGGCGATCGACAACCCGAAGACGAGCGCGACGTTCGAGCACGGCCACGCCGCGCACGCCCTCGTCCTCGGCACCGGCCCCGAGCTCGTCCGCATCGACGCCGACGAGTGGCGCACGAACGCGATCAAGGACGAGGTCGCCGCGGTCCGCGAGCGGGGCGCCGTGCCGCTCAAGCCGGCGGCGTACGACGCGATCCACGCCATGGCCGACAGGATCCGCGAGCACCCCGACGCCGCGCAGCTGCTCACCGCCGACGGCGGGCTCTCCGAGCAGTCCGCGTTCTGGCGCGACCCCGGCACCGGCGTGTGGTGCCGGGCCCGGTACGACCGGCTCCCGCCGAAGGTCACCGAGCCCGGCCGGCGGCTCGTGCTGGCCGACTACAAGACCACGGTCGACGCGTCGACCGAGGCGTTCGTGAAGTCGGCCGCGTCGTACGGCTACCACCAGCAGCAGGAGTGGTACCGCGCCGGGCTCATCGCGTGCGGCTACGACCCGGACCCCGTCTTCCTGTTCGTCGCGCAGGAGAAGACGGCGCCGTACCTCGTGAACGTCATCCAGCTCGACCACGAGGCCGGCGTGCTCGCGCGCCGGCAGAACGCCCGGGCGCTCGGCATGTTCCGCGACTGCCAGCGGTCCGAAACCTGGCCGGGCCACCCCACCTCGATCGACCCGGCGCCCCTGCCGGGCTACTTCGTCACCAAGGCTGAGGAGTACCTCGCATGAGCACGCTCGACCACCTGGCACAGTCCACCGGCGCGACGTCGCAGGCGACCGCGATCGAGCAGGCCCGCGCGGTCGCCGAGGTCGCCGCGTCGATCGAGGCGGCGCTGCGCTACCCGCGGGACCTCGACCGCGCGTTCGCCCGGATGGAACGGGTGTGCGCGTCGTACGACCTGGCGCAGCGCGCGTTCTACGCCGTCACCAACCGCGGATCGGGCCCGTCGGTGCACCTCGCCCGGGCGCTGGCCGCCTGCTACGGCAACACCGACCACGGCATCGTCGAGCTCCGCCGCGACGACGACGCCCACGTGTCCGAGGTCCAGGCCTTCGCGTGGGACAAGGAGCACAACGTGCGGTCGACGCGGTCGTTCATCGTGCCGCACGCCCGGATGGCTCGAGGTAGCCGGCAGACCCTCACGGACCTGACCGACATCGTGAACAACAACAACAACGCCGGCGCCCGCGCGGTGCGGGAGACGATCTTCACCGTCCTGCCGCCCGACTACGTCGAGAAGGCGAAGCGGCTGTGCCGGGCCACGCTCGAGCGGGGCGACGGGACCTCCCTCGAGGACCGCATCCGGCAGATGGTCGCCGCGTTCGCTCGCGGCGACGTTACCGAGCAGATGCTCGAGCAGCGCGCCGGACGAGAGCGCTCGAGGTGGGACGCGCAGGACGTCGCCGAGCTCGGCGTGCTGTTCGAGTCGCTGCGCTCCGGTGACATCACGAAGGCGCAGGCCTTCCCCCAGACGGCGGCCGGGCTCGACGAGTCCCAGCTGCCGGGCCGCGAGGTGGAGGGGCCGACCGATGACGGCTCCACGGCAGCCAGCCGTGGTGACCGGGAACGACCCGAGGTCGCCCCCTCCACCGACACCCCGGCCCCGGCCACCGGTGCGCAGCGCCGCATGGTCACGACCCTGCTCGGCGAGCTCGGCGTCAAGAAGACCGACACCGAGGAGACGCTGCTCATCGTCTCGAAGCTCGCCGACCGCGGCCTGACCGCGCTCGAGGACCTCACGGGCAACGAGGCCGAGCACGTGCTCGACCAGCTGCGGCAGTGCGACGACCGGGCGGCGCTCGACCTGGTGCTCGACGACATCGACCGGGCCACGGCATGAGCGGCGTCGAGCACTACGCCGAAGCCGAGCGCCTGCTCGATCTGGTCGAGCAGTGCGACTGGCAGGAGGAGTCGGAGCGCGAGCGGTTCTTCCTCACGACCGCGCTGTCTGCGGCGCAGGCACACGCCACCTTGGCCGCCGTGCCCGAGCCCGCCGAGGCGCCGCGAGTCGTCAAGGTCGAGCCGGACGACGAACTCGGAGGATGCGCCCGATGCCCACGTCGGTGGGGCGCCGGATGGATCGACCTCTGGGTGCCTGACGAGGTGTGGCAGCGGATCGCGCCTGTTCCGAACGGTCAGGTCGACGGCAGTGGACACCTCTGCGCGAACTGCATCGTCGGGGCCCTCGCTGCACTCGGGCTGACTGACGTCCCGTTCGAGGTGTACGCGGCGCCGTTGCGACAGCCCGCTCATGAGTCCGGCATCCAGGCCGCCCTCTACCCAACCGCCCACTGCGGCTTCGACATGGGCGAGGGCGACCGCTGCCTGCTGCCCGTTAACCACGAAGGACAGCACTCATGACCGACCACCCCATCGTCGAGGACGATCCGATCCAGCCGTACTGGATCAGCAGCGGTCGCGCTTGTAACGACCGCAAGCCCGAAGCAGGACCCGCGCACGGCTACCGCTGCACGCGATCAGACGGCCACACCGGCAACCACGTCGCGCACGACATGGACGGCTCGCTCATCACGACGTGGGGGCGGTGCGCGATGAGCGCTGACCAGAGACTCCCCACCGCTGCCGAGGAGGAGGCCCGCGCCACGAAGTCCTCCGGTGACGTCGTCGACCTGCTCACGGCGCTGCAGCGCTCGGTGCAGGCCGCGAAGGACGCCCGCCGCGAGGACGGCACCGACCCGACGCGGATCACGTGTCCGTCGTGTGGGGCGTCGACCACGGTCACGAAGGGCGGCCGGGTCCGCACCCACCGCCGCGAGGCCGAGGCAGTCCAGTGCGACGCGTCCCGCACCCCCTGGACCGGAGACGACCAGTGAGCGCCGAGTACGTGCGGCGCACGTACGGCGTGCCGTACAAGGGCGAGAAGCACACCGAGCGCTGCCACCCGAAGTGGCGGGTCGAGCCCGTCAAGGCCAAGTCGGGAGCCGTCCAGTGACCCGGCCGCCGCGCATGTGCCCGGGCCCGTCCTGCGGGGCCCCCATCACCGGCGACACCGTCCTCTGCCCGCCCTGCTTCGCGACCGTCCCCGCCGGCCTCCGGGGCGCCGTGAACCGCGCCCACGCCGCCGCCCAGCGGGCCCGCGGGAAGCCGTGGTACCGCGCGGCGCTCCGCACCTGGCACGACGCCCGAGACCGGGCCATCGCGTCCATCCAGCCCCCCAAGCCCCCCAGCACCACCAACCAGAAGGAGCAGTAACCATGCCTGACACCACCGCGCAGATCCTCCGCAAGGGATGCGAGACGACCGGGATCGACGAGGACATGGCGGCGCGGATGATTCACCGCGTCGGCGGTCGCGTCATGGCGATCGTCGAGCTGCAGATCAAGAAGCCCCACGGCCCCGACCTTGAGGGCAAGCGGTCGATCGACCTCATCATCAACCAGATCAACCCGGTGCCGCTCGACGACGAGACCGGCCTCGACGAGCGGCTCCGCAACGTCGCCCGAACCCTCGACTACAACCGGCGTGTTGCGACCGGGGACGAGCCCACCCTCGACGGCACCGAGCCCGAGCCGATCGCCAACGTCATGCAGCACCTCGACCCGTTCGTGCAGCCCGAGGCCCTCGACCTCGGCGACGACGGCTCCGGGGACGGCGAGGACTGATGCTCACGCGCTCCCTGGCCCTCACGATCTGGGGCGCTCCCGCGACCAAGGGGTCGATGAAGTGCATCGGGGCGCGCGGCAAGGCCAAGCACGCGCTCGTCGACGACCACGCCACCACGAAGCCGTACGTCGACAAGGTCGTCGCCGCGGTCATGCGGAAGTGGCCCGCCGACCAGCGCGCGAGCGAGGGGCAGCCGATCCACCTCATGGTGACGCTGTCCCTCGCTCGACCGGACTACCACTTCGGCACCGGCCGGAACGCCGGCGTCGTCAAGGACCGGCACGTGCACGCGTTCCCCACCGGCGCCAACACCGGCGACACCGACAAGTACCTCCGGGCCCTCATGGACGCCTACCAGGCCGGCCACGCCCTCCACAACGACGCCCAGGTCGTCGACTGCTTCGGCTCGAAGCGGTACGTCGCGCTCGGCGACCGCGAGGGCGACGTGCTCCCGCGGCCCGGCGTCGTCGTCCGCGTCACCCCCCTCGTCGTGCCCAGCGCCGACGTCCCCCTGCCCGACCTCGAGGAGGTCACCACCCCATGAACACCACCGAGAACCAGCCGACCGGCGCCGATCTCATCGCCGCCGAGCGTCAGCGCCAGATCGAGGCCGAGGGCTACACGCCCGAGCACGACGACGAGCACGACGACGAGCACGGCTGGCAGACCCTCTGGGCTGCCGGAGCCACGTACGCCGAGATCGGTCACGTGTCGTGGCCGTGGCGAGTCGAGGAGTTCAAGCCGACCAACGTCGTGCGGGACCTCATCAAGGCGGGAGCGCTCGCGCAGGCGGCCATGGAGGTCGCGGAGCGCGCCAGCATCGAGAGCGTCTACTGCTACCCGGCGAAGAACCTGCGCAAGTACTGCGCCAACCAGCTCGACAGCATCCTGGACGGCGTCCGCGACCTCGGGCTGATCCGATGAGGGCGCTCACCGTCCAACAGCCGTGGGCGTGGTCGATCGTGCACGGCGGGAAGGACGTCGAGAACCGCACGCAGGCGTGGTCCTACCGCGGCCCCCTCGCGATCCACGCCGGCGCCCGGCTCAGCGAGCGCGGATGCATGGCCGTCCCCGACCTCCTCGACGCCACCCAGCCCGAGAAGGTCGCGGAGTACGCGCTCGCCGACCTCGCGTACGGCGCGATCATCGGCGTCGTCGAGCTCGTCGACGTGCACGTCTCCCACGCGCCGGACCCGACGTCGTCGGCGCCCCAGCAGCCCGCGTGCTGTGACTCGCCGTGGGCCGAGACGTCGTACGACGAGCACGGCGGCCGGACCCGGCGCGACGTCGTGCACCTGGTGCTCGAGGACCCCCGACCGCTCGCCGAGCCAGTGCCGTGCCGCGGGATGCTCGGCCTCTGGACGCCGCCCCTCGACGTCCTCGCGCAGATCGCCGCCGAGGTGACCCCATGAGCGTGGACCTCGACGCGATCCGCGAGCGCGCGCCCGTCTCGGTCGCGCGTGCCGCGCGCCGGCGCCTCACTGCCGACCGCTCGCAGGAGGGTATCGGCGCGCCCAACACCCTCGACCCGAAGCAGTCCGTGCACGGCGCAGGACGCAACCCCGGCGACGTGTGGAACTTGCCGACGACACCGTTCCCGGGAGCCCACTTCGCCGTCATGACCCCCGCTCTCGCCGACCGCTGCATCGCCGCCGGATGCAAGCCCGGCGGCGTCGTGCTCGACCCGTTCAGCGGCTCCGGCACCACGGGGATGGTCGCCACACGTCGCGGGCTCCGGTACGTCGGCATCGACCTCAGCGCCGACTACCTCGATCTCAGCCTCCGAACCCGCCTCGGGCAGCCCGGGCTCCTCGACGGGCTGCCGTCGTGACCGAGCCGTGCAGCGCGTGGGCGCCCGCAGCGGGCTACTGCGGCACCCCCACGACCCACCGCTACCTCCCCGGCTGGCGATGCCCCCAGCACACGCCCGCGGCGTTCGCTGGCCGCCCCGACGTCGTCCCGGACCCGAAGCTCACGATCGCCGGTCTGCGGGCCGCTCACGGGCTGCCCGACGTCGGGTTCACCCCGGGCGGCGAGACGCTCGTCGACCAGCGCGCGAAGGCCTCCGGGAAGCGCCGCTCGACACCGCAGGCCTACCGCGCCGCCAGGGCCGCCGTCGACACACCACCCCAGGAAGGACGCACACCGTGAACTACTCACTCCGCCGCGACGAGACGGAGTGGCAGCCGCCCCTCGAAGCCACCACCCGCGTCCGCGACCTCGAAGTCGGGATGGTGCTCGCCCGCTGGTGGGGCGCGTGGGAGGTCACCCACATCGCGCCCATGGCCGAGCCGGACGACGCCGGCTACGACACCCGGTGCACCCTCCGCCGCCTCCACGGGCCCCCATCGGAGCACGAGAACAGCCGGCGGGAGGTCGCGCGGCGCTACTCCGCTCGCCGGACGGCCTACATCTGGCGGGTCTACACCGACGGCCGGGTGTGGCTGTGCTCGTGCTGCAACGACCCCGCCCCGTGCCGCCAGCAGGTCGCCCAGCAGGTCGCCCGCCAAGAGGCTGCGCTGTTCGAGAAGCGACTCGCGCGGATGGGCACCGGCATCTGCTACGCGTGCGGGGAGGTCATCACCCAGCGCCAAGACAGCGTCCGTTTCAGGGGCGACCACGCCGACTTCCCTGGCCGCCCAGCCCCCCGGTTTCACACCCGCCGACAGTGCGCCGGCGAGCGCTGGTCGTACGCCCGCCGCGCCGGCACCGACATGGACGGCAACCCCCTCGACGGCCCACCAGCCGAGCAGTCCGTGCTCGGAGAAGGAGACCCGTCGTGAGCGTCCAGGACCTCGCCTCGCCCCTCGTCGCGGACGGCCCCCGGCCCGCCGTCTCGTGGGTCACGGCGCTGCCCTCGCCCTGGCTCACCTCGGCCGACCGGCACCTGCTCCTCGTGCTCGCCCTCGACACGTTCGCGCAGCGCGCACCCTTCACCGCCAGCCCCTCCACGGCGCAGCTGTGGGCGTGGACCGGCGACTCCTCGAAGGGCACGCTGCTCGCTCGCATCGGACGGCTCTCGCAGCCCGTCGAGGGGGTCCGCCCGGCGCTGCTCGAGGTCAAGAAGGGCCACGGTCGGCAGCGCACGAAGTACCGCCTGATGACCGAGCACGGGCCCTCGCACACGGTCGCGACGCCCGACGACGTCCGCCCGTTGCGGTCCGTCGGATCGGACCACTACGCCCCCGATGAGTGGTCCGATCTCGCAGACCACGACACGCCCGACCTGCCTGTGGATAACTCCCGTAGCGGTCCGATCCAGCAGACCACAGACGTGCGGTCCGATCTCGCGGACCACAACGCCCGTAGTGGTCCGACTAGCGGTCCGACGAGCGGTCCGTCAGATCGGACCACTCCCTTTCCCTTACCCACTACCCCAGCCACCTCTACAACCTCTACCCAGGCCGCGCGCGAAGCCCGAGCAGCGATCGCCGCCGCACGACGAGCCGGAGACTCCCGATGAGCACGATCGCCACCCCCACCGTCTGCGCCAGCTGCGAGGCCCGCACCACCGCCCGCGGCTACACGCTCTGCACCACCTGCACCCGCACCCTCACCACCGCCCTCGCGAACGTCGTCGCCCACCACGCCGACCTGCAGTCCACCGTCCGCACCCGCCGCACCCGCTTCGGCGGAGGCGGCGGACCCCGCAGCGACACCCACCCGCTACCCCTCGACGTCCGCTTCACCCCCTCCCGGCCCGAGGACGACCCGACCGCGCCCCTCACCGCCGGCAAGGGCGACCGCGTCGACCTCGACGTCCGCACCACCCTCAACCGCTGGTCGAAGACGCTCCTCACGACCTGGCCGCCCATCCCCGACCAGGAGCACCAGAGCGCCGCCGACGCCCTCGAAGCCGCACGCCGCGCCGCACCCACCCGCCACAGCGTCGCCCACCACGCCGCCCACATCCGCCGCCTCGTCGACCACATCGCCCGCCACGACCACGCACCCCGCCTCCTCGACGACATGCTCCGCCTCGAACGCACCCTCCGCGCCGTCATCGACCGCCCCGGCGACCGCTGGCCCCTCGGCACATGCGGCCTCAACATCGAGCCCGAGAAGCCGCACAACATCACCACCTGCGGGTGCCGCTGCCACCACGGGCCACGGTTCGCGTGCGACACCGGCGACGACGGCTGCCACCCCGAGCAAACCGTCATCCCCGCCATCCGCTGCGAGCAGAAGCTCTGGGCCCCCGAGCGCGACTCCCGCATCGTCACCTGCCCCGGATGCGGCACCCAATGGCCCGTCGCCTACCGCCGCGAAGTCCTCCTCGACGTGGCCGAGGACGAGGCCGCCACCGTCGAGCAGATCGCCCGCATCGTCACCGCCATCGAAGACCGCGACGGCCAGACCGCTCGCCTCGCCTCCCGCATCCGCCGATGGACGAGCCGCGGCGAGCTCACCGCCGTCGGCTCGACCCTCATCGCCGGCCGCCAACGGTCGCTCTACCGCGTCCGCGACGTCCGCGACCTCCTCGCCCGCAACGACCACCGCAGCCCCATCACCGGCGTTTCGCGGACCGCCTGACGACGACCGTGTACTCTTCCGATTGCGTTGATCCCGGTACCGGAGGTCTATCCGGACCCGGGTGAGATGCCCAGCACGAGGCCCGCCAGCTCCCCCGCCGGCGGGCCTCGCTGCATCCCAGGGGGTGCCGCGTGGGAGCGAACAGCGGACGCCGCGGCCGACCATGGAACCGGCTCAAGGCCGAGGTCTACGCCCGCCGCTCCACCTGCTGCCGGTGTCGCCAAGCCATCGACTACACCCGGCCCTACCGCGACCCCCTCACCGGCAAGGTCGACTCGCTCTCCAAGAGCGTCGACCACTACCCGCACCCCCTCGAGACGCACCCACACCTCGCCGAGGACCCCGCCAACCTCGCCGCCGCGCACCTCGGGTGCAACCTCAGCGCCGGCATGAAGGGCGCCACCTCGACGCTCGGCGAGACCACCGAGGAGTGGTGAGCATGGCCCGCCGCGTCGTCCTCGTCTGCGGCCCACCCGGCGCCGGCAAGTCCACCCACGCCGACCAGCTCGCCCGCGACCACGGCCTCGACGTCTACGACATCGACCGACCCCCGTACCTCGGCAACCGCCGCGCGTTCAACCGCGACACCGCAGCCCTCGCCGACCAGCCCCACGCCCGCGCCGTCGTCATCCGCGCCGGCGCAACCCGCGCCGCACGCGACCAGGCCGCCGCCCGCATCCGCGCCACCGAGACCACCGTGCTCGACGTCGACGCCGCGACCTGCATCGACCGCCTCACCACCCGAGGCCAGAGCACCCAGCACATCGCCCGCGAGATCGCCGCCGTACGCGACTGGTGGAAGACCCACGAGCCCGCCACACCCGAGCTCGGACCCACGACCGAGGACTGGTGACCATGACGACGTACGCCGCGATCGCACAGCGCGCCCTCGAGGACGAGGCCTACCGCCAGGGCCTCGAGGACGCCGCGGCCGTCGCTCGCGCCAACCGCGGACCCGACCACGCCCCGTGTCCGTCGAGCATGGTCGCGGTCTACCTCGAGCAGCTCGCGAACGGGGAGGGGCGGGGCGAAACTCCGACCGATCTGAGGGCGGACCACCGCCGGGGAGGTGAATCGTCTCCCCCCGAGGCGCCGACCACCCCATCACGCGCACGAGACGGCCGGTCGTGAACAGCCCGCTCCCGCTCGACGTCCCGCTCGTCGTGGCGTACGACGTCGCGGTGCTGGCGGCCGGCGAGGTCGGCCGGGTCGACGCCGCGGTCGTGGCCGCGGGCCGGACCATCGCGCAGCAGATCGACGACGTCATGGAGACGGGCACCCCGCTCGAGAAGACGAAGGCGCTGTACCTCATGCCGCACCTGCTGAACGTGCTGCGCGAGCTGCTCGCCACGCCGAAGGCCCGCGACGACGCCGGCCGCCTCCCGGGATCCGGGGCCCTGCAGACGAAGCCGGACGTCGACGACGAGGGCGAGCCGACGAAGCGAGGGAGCGTGGGTCGTGGGAGCAGCAACGGCGGCACCGGCCTCGGCCGTCTCTCGTCCATCCCGCGGCCGGCGGCCGGGTAGCCGACCGCCGCGGCCACCGCGGTTCGGGAACACCGAGCCCCGGATCTTCACGCCCCCGCTCCGGGAGCTCACCCCCGACACGAGCCTCGGGTTCTCGGTCATCGAGTTCGCCCGCGAGTACCTCGGCCTCGTGCTCCTGCCGTGGCAGCAGTGGTTGCTCATCCACATGCTCGAGCTGCTCCCCGACAACACGCTCCGATTCCGCACGGTCCTCGTGCTGGTCGGCCGACAGAACGGCAAGAGCACGCTGTCGCAGGTCCTCGCGCTCTGGTTCATGTACGTCTACAACGTCGCCCTCGTGATCGGCACAGCGCAGGACCTCGACGTAGCGGAGGAGATCTGGCAGGGCGCCATCGACATGGTGACCGAGGTCGACGACGAGACCGAGCAGCCCGTGCGCCCCGAGCTGTACCGCATGGTCGGGAAGGTCAACCAGACCAACGGCAAGAAGTCGATGCGGCTCACGACCGGCGAGCGCTGGAAGGTCAAGGCCGCGAACCGCCGAGCCGGCCGGTCGCTGACCGCGAACCTCGTGCTCCTCGACGAGCTCCGCGAGCACCAGTCGTGGGAAGCATGGTCGGCAATCTCGAAGACGATCATCGCCGTCGCCCAGGCACTCATCCTCGCGCTGTCGAACGCGGGCGACTCCTCGTCGGTCGTGCTGCGCCACCTGCGCCTCGAGGCGCACCGGATGCTCGACGACCCGGACGGCATCGTGGCCGCCGCGGAGGCCGGCCCCGAGCCGACCGAGGACCTCGACGACGAGGACGACGACGAGCCGTACGACGAGTGGGACGACGACGACGAGGACGACGTCGACGACACCCTCGCGATCTTCGAGTGGTCGGCGGCCCCGGGCCGCGCGAAGCGGGACCGCGACGGATGGGCCGAGGCGAACCCGTCGATGGGCTACACCGGCTTGACCGAACGCACCATCAAGTCCGCGCTGTCGGACCCCGAGTGGGTCTTCCGCACCGAGGTCCTGTGCCAGTGGCCCGAGGGCACCCTCGACGGGCCGTTCCCCCCGAACGCGTGGGAGACGTGCCGCGACGAGGAGTCGCGGCGCAACCCGGCGTCCGAGATCACCCTCGGGCTAGACGTGTCGTGGGACCGCACGACGTCGTACGTCGCGATGGCCGGGTGGCGCGAGGACGGCGACGTGCACGGTGAGCTCATCGCGCAGCGGGCCGGCGTCGACTGGATCATCCCGTGGTTCACCGACCCGAAGCGGTCGGCGGCTGTGAAGGCGGCGCCCGTCGCGGTGCAGGCGAAGGGCGCGCCGGTGTCCGGGCTCATCGAGGACATGCGGGCGGCCGGCATCAACGTCGTCGAGTGGGGCGGCTCCGACCTCGCGGGCGGATGCGGCCAGATGTACGACCGGGTCGCTGGGACCGAGGAGTCCGAGGACGAGGACGGCAACCGCACCGCCGCCGTACCCCCGACGTTCCACCACACCGGGAAGCACCCCGCCCTGAACGAGGCGGCCGGCGCGACCACCACGAAGCGGTCGGGCGACTCGTGGTTCTGGGACCGCACCAGGTCGCCGGTCGACGCCGCGCCCCTCATCGCACAGACCGGCGCCGTGTGGCTGCTCGGCAAGCCCAAGCCCAAGCCCGCGCCACAGCCGCGCGTGAGAGTGATCGGAGGCCGAGTGTGACCACCCCGGACCGTGACACCCAGAAGACCGCGGAGCGCGTCGAGGGCCTCGGCGCGATGCTGCTGATCGTCGGCGCGATCGCCCTCGGTGGCGCCCTCGACGGCGTGCTGCTCGCGGTCGCGTTCGGTGCGCTGGCCGCCGGCGCCCTTCTCGTGCTGGTGGCGAACGCATGACCGTCGTCCGCCGACTCCTCGGCCGCGAGGTGCGCAGCTCGCGGCGCATGCCGATGAACGTCGGCACCGCCACGACGGCCGGCGTGAGCATCACCCCCGAGCTGTCGCTGCAGGTGGGCGCCGTCTACTCGTGCGTGCGGCTGATGAGCGAGGCCGGCTCGGGCCTGCCCGTGAGCATGTTCGACCGGATCGCGTCGTCGCGCCAGCAGATCGCCGAGCACCCGGTGCTGACGCTGGTGCGCGACGAGCCGAACCCGAACATCGACGCCGCCGAGCTCTGGCGCCTCGTCATCGGCTGGATGATGCTGCGCGGGAACGGATTCGTCTACATCGAGCGCAACGGCGCCGGCGGCGTGCAGCACCTCTGGCCGATCAAGCCGACCAGCATCGAGCCGAAGCGCACCGCCGTCGGCGAGCTCGTCTACAAGGTCACCCTCGACGCCGACGAGTACGCCCCGATCCGGGAGCCCGGCGGCCTCGTGCGCCGCGAGAACATGCTGCACTACCGGGCCTTCGGGCTCGACGACGTCCTCGGCCTCTCGCCTATCGGGCTCATCCGCCAGTCGGTCGGGATCGGGTGGGCGGCGCAGTCCTACATGGGCGGTTTCTACGCCCGCGACGCCTCGCCCGGCGGGAGCATCGTCGTCCCCGGCGAGCTCAGCGAGCCCGCCTTCGAGCGGCTCACGCAGCAGTGGCGCGACATGCACGAGGGCTTCGGCAACAGCCACCGGCTGGCCGTGCTCGAGGGCGGCGCCGAGTGGAAGTCCACGACCCTCAGCCCGGCCGACGCGGCGTTCATCGAGACGCAGAAGTTCACGCGCGGCGACATCGCGTCGATCTACGGCGTCCCGCCCCACATGATTGGCGACACCGAGAAGTCGACCAGTTGGGGATCCGGGATCGCCGAGCAGGGCATCGGGTTCGTCACCTACTCGCTGCGCCAGTACACGAGCCGACTCGAGCGCGTCACGCGGCGCCTGCTCGTCGAGCCGAACCGCCGGTTCCGGTGGAACGTCGAGGGCCTGCAGCAGGGCGACATGAAGGCGCGCTACGACGCATACGCCGTCGGCAAGCAGTGGGGCTGGCTGTCGACGAACGACATTCGCAGCCTCGAGGACGAGGAGCCCGTCGAGGGCGGCGACGTCTACCTGCAGCCGCTCAACATGGTGCCGGCCGGTGACGCCTCCGCACCGAACGCACGGGCCCGCCAGGGCCGCGCCACCCGAGCGGCCGACGTCGCGCCGGCCGACACGGTCACGCCGTGGGTCGTGCGACACCGCGACCTCCTCGTCGAGGTCTTCGAGGAGCAGCGCGCCGAGATCCTCGCCAGCATCGGGACCGGCGCGGCCACGCTCGATCGGGAGGCGTGGGACGCCGAGCTCACGACGCGGCTCGTCGCCCCGTCCCTCGGGCTCACCTCCGAGCTGGCCGGAGCTCTCGCGCTCCAGCTGGGCGGCGCGTACGACCCGTCGCTGGCGCTGGCCTTCCTCGCCGGCGAGGCGGCACGGCACGCGACGAACATCAACATCACCACGGCCGACGCCCTCGCCCGCGCGCTCGCCTCCGACGGCGACGAGACCCCGGCGGCCCGCGTCGGCCGGGTCTTCGACGACGCCACCACGAGCCGGGCCGGCGAGGTCGCGACCGGCATCGTCAACCAGCTCGGCAACTTCGCCGACCACGAGGGCGCCACCCAGGCCGGCGCCCGCTCGAAGACGTGGCGCACGACCTCGAGCAACTCGAGGTCCACGCACGCCCGGATGGACGGCGAGACCGTCGCCATCACCGACAAGTTCAGCAACGGCATGAAGTGGCCCGGCGACTCGCGCAACATCAACGAGACCGCCGGGTGCCAGTGCCGTGTCGAGTACACCCAGGAGGCACCGTGACCAGGACCTTTGAGCGTCGGGTCTTTCCCGCCGCCGGAGCGCAGATCATCCGAGCCGACGACCGGACGGGGACGCTCACCTTCCGCGGCCGCCCGTGGGTCTACGGCGCACTGTCGGCCGACCTCGGCGGGTGGAACGAGGTCATCACCCCGGGCGCCGCGACGCGCACCCTGGCGCGGGACCCCGACGTCCGGTTCCTCACGAACCACGACGCGAACCTGCTGCTGGCCCGCACGGTGTCGGGGACGCTCACGCTGACCGAGGACGACGAGGGCGGCATCGCGGAGTCGGAGATGGCGAACGTCTCCTACGCCCGGGACCTCGCCGTGCTCATCGAGCGGGGCGACCTCACGCAGATGTCGTTCGGGTTCTGGATCACGAGCGACGAGTGGGCCGGCAACCTGCACCGCGTGCACGAGTTCGACCTCGACGGCGGCGACGTCTCGGCGGTCACGTTCCCGGCGTACCCCCAGACGAGCAGCGAGCTTCGCAGCGCGGCGGCCCGCCACATCGACGGCGCCGGCACGCCCCCGGGCTCGCCCGAGCAGGCCGAGGAGAGCGGCGTCGTACGGCGTGCGCTCGAGGGCCTCGCCATGCCGGACGCCGTCGAGCGTGCGCTCATCGAGCTCCGCGAGGGACGGGTGCTGTCGGCCTCGAACCGCACCCTCGTGACCGACGCCCGCGACGCACTGTCCGAGCTGCTCGAGAAGACCGAGCAGAAGAACAGCGGCGACACCCCCGAGACCTACCCCACCGAGCGGGCCCTCGACCGGCTCCGCTCCCTCGAGGCGATCGCCTCCCTCTGACCTCGACGCGCGCCCGCGCGTCGACCGGCAACCGGGCCGGAGCACCACCAACACATGAAGGAGAACCCCATGCCCACCAGCGTGGAGCTGCGCCAGCAGCGCGCCCGTGTCGTCGAGTCGATGCGGACCATGACCGACGCCGCCGAGGCCGAGAACCGCGGCCTCAACGCCGAGGAGCGTCAGGCGTTCGACCGGCACGAGACCGACTTCACCGGCCTGACCGAGCGCATCGGTCGGCAGGAGGCGCTCGAGCAGCGCGAGGCCGAGGAGGCCCGCAGCCTCGGCGGCGGCAACCGCCCCGACACCGGGGGCGGCGGCAACGGCGACGACCCCCAGGAGCGCAGCCGGCAGCACCGGTCCGCGTTCGCCGCGTTCATCCGCCGCGGCGTCGGCGGCCTCGCCCCCGAGCAGCGCGCTCTCGTCGAGAACGCGGCCGGCGAGATCCTCGTGCCGGAGGACCTCGAGTCCGAGATCCTCCGCGAGCTGCCCGGCCTCACGGTCATGCGCGAGCTCGCCTCGCAGCGGACCGTGACGACCAACCGCATCCGCCGTCGCAGCATGGGCGAGGTGTCGGTCGGGTGGGGCAAGCTCGAGACCGGCGAGCAGGAGCTCGTCGACTCGATGCCGGGCGTGCCCACCGAGGAGTACACCTACATCGAGGACCTCTACGGCCTCGCGAAGATCGGCGAGGACGAGTTCGACGACACCGACGTCAACCTCGAGGCGTTCGTGCGCGACTCGTTCAGCCGGGCCACCGGCGAGGCCGAGGACACCGCCTTCGCGGTCGGCACCGGCCACCCGGACAAGATGCCCGTCGGGATCTTCGCGCCGACCGCCCTGACCGGGATCCCGACCGTCGCGTCGGCCGCGCTCAACGCGCTGTCCGTCGACGACTTCCTCGCGCTGGTCTACGCGGTGCCGCCGCAGTACCGCCGGAACGGGTCGTTCCTGATGCCGTCGAGCACCGAGCTCCACCTCTCGACCAAGAAGGACGCCAACGGCCAGTACCTCTGGCAGCCCTCGGTGCAGGCCGGCCGGCCGAACACCTTCAAGGGCTACGCGGTCAACAACCAGGAGGACATCGGCGCGCTCGGCGTCGGCTCCCGGAACGTCGCCGCCTTCGGCGACTACAACGCCGGCTACCGCGTGTACGACCGCCTCGGCATGACGGTGCAGCGTCTCGTCGAGCTGTACGCCGAGGACGGCATGATCGGCTTCAAGGTCCGTCGCCGCGTCGGTGGCGACGTGATCCGCCCGCAGGCGATCCGCGTTCTGCGCACCCCCGCGGGTGCCTGATGCGTGAGGTCAAGATGCGCGTCGCCGTCGCTGACGGCTTCGGCACCGCCTTCCAGTCCGGCCAGGTCGTGCTCGTCGACGACGACCTGGCCGTGCTGTGGGAGGGTCTCGGCTACATCGAGGCTCTCCCCGACGAGGGCGAGGACACGCTCGACGGCGACGCGCTCGCTGCCGTCGAGCCGGTCGAGCACATCACGCTCCCCGCGGTCGACGTCGAGCTCGGCGACGGCGACACGTTCCCGGCCGTCGTGCTGTCGGTCCCGCTGTCGAGCGAGCTGCTCGACCAGCTGGCCGACATCGCGACCGACGAGGACGAGGGCCGCGCGGTGTCGCTGACCGTCGTAGTCGACGCCGACGGGAACGTGGTCGTCGACACGGCGCCCGTGCTCGCCGACGCCGACCAGGTCGGCGAGGACCCGGTCGACCTCGACAAGCACGACGGGACCGAGCCGGAGACGGCCGAGCCCGGCGAGCAGGGCGACGCGGGCCAGCCCGCCGAGCCCTCGACCAGCGGTCGCCCCCGGGGCAACGCGAGCTACCCCGAGTGGGTCGCGTACGCCCGCACGCTCGGCGCCACCGACCCCGAGCTCGAGGGCCTCAGCCGGGACGCGATCCGCGAGCGTTGGGGGAAGTGACCATGCCGACCCCCGAGCCGCTGCCGTCGCTGGTGAGCCCGGACGACCTCGCGTCGTACCCGGGTGCCCCGTTCACGCAGGGCGAGATCGACAACGCCAGCGCGACAGTGCGCTCGTGGGCCGGCTGGCACATCGCCCCCGAGCGGAACGAGACCGTGACCGTCGAGACGGAGGGCGGGCGCCGAGCGATCATGCTCGAGACCCTCCACCTCTCGGCGGTCACGGCCGTCCGAGACGTCACCCACGCCGGTCACACCGCCGTGCTGACCGACCTCCCGACCCACCCCACGGCGCGATTCCGGGCCGGCATCCTCAGCCGCCGGTCCGGCTGGCCGTGCGGGGCGGTCGAGATCACCTTCACCCACGGGCACGCGACGTGCCCCGCAGAGCTGCGCGCCGTCATCGCCGAGGTCATCCGCGGCGACCGCCGCCTCGGTGAGCTGCGGTCCCGCACCCTCGGCGACCGCTCCGAGTCGTGGCGCGACCACCTGACGACGAGCAGCCAGAGCACCGTCCAGACCTTCCGCATCTTGAGGAGCCGATGATGAGCCAGAACCGCGCACCCTCCACCGCGACGACCCGCGCGCCGCAGACGGCCGCCGCGCCGTCGCCGTCGAGCGAGGCCACCGCCCCGCAGCCCGAGCAGACCTCGGACGCCACGCCGACCGACGAGGGCACCACCGACGAGACGCCCGACGCGCCGCCGTCCGACGACCCGACCCCGGCGCTCGAGGTGAACGAGGCCAAGCCGCCCGCCGGCCGGACCTTCGTGCACGACGACGGCGCGGTCACGACGTTCGCCGGCAAGGTGCCGATCGGCGTCGAGCGATCGAAGCGCTGGACCGAGCAGAAGCCCGACCCGGTCCAGTGACCGACCCGTGGTACGACCGCCGCGTCGAGCTCTGGCGGCCGACGTCGGTGCCGGACGGGCGCGGCGGTCGTGCCACGACGATGGCCCGGGTCGAGATCCCCGGCGCCGCCGGCGACCTGCTGGCCGTCAAGATCGACCAGCCCTCCGCGACCGAGCAGCTCGTCGCTGCGCAGTCGCAGTCCCGCCACACCCACAACGTCTACACCGACGGCGACGCCGACGTGCGCCGCGGCGATGAGCTCCGCGAGGGCGAGCGCACGTACCGCGTCGAGGCCGTCGTGCGCCCCTCGGAGCCGGTCTACACGAAGGCGCTGTGCGAGCTCGACCAGCACGAAGGGCAGCGAGCCTGATGGCCCGCCAGACCGTCACCATCGTCGGGCTCGACGACGTCCTCGCCGATATCCGCTCCATGGCCCAGCACGTCCAGGACGCCGCCGTGGAGGCGATCGACGTCGAGGCCGAGGCCATGGCCGACGACATGCGCGCGAACGTGCGAGTCGCGTCGGGCGACCTCAAGCGCGGCATCGAAGTGGAGCGCGCCGACGAGTTCACCCGGCACGTCGGCGTCCACAAGCCCGGCCTCTACTACGTCCAGTACGAGGAGTTCGGCACCAGCCTGCAGCCGGGCCACCCGTTCATGCGCCCGGCCGCCGAGCGGTCCGCGCAGCGCGCCGGCGACCGGGTCGCCGAGGCGATCCGGAGGGAGCTCGGATGACCCTCGTCTCGATCGACACGGTCGGCCCCGTCCAGCTCGCGATGTTCGCCCGTATGGCCGACGACGAGCAGCTGCGCGACCTACTCGAGGCCACCGAGGACGACCCCCGGATCTTCGACGCGTGGGCCCCTGGCCGCGCCTTCGAGCGGTACGTGAACCTCGGCGGGTTCATCGAGAACCCCCGCAACTGGCACGGCGGCCTCGGCGCCGAGACCGTCGCCGTCGTCGACGTGTGGGTGCGAGCGCACACCGACGGCCCGGGCCGCTCCATCGTCGGCCGCGTCAAGGCGCTGTTCGACCACCAGCCGATCGACCTCGGACCCGGCCTCGACGCCGTGTCCGTCAAGCACGAGCAGACGCTCGACCTCCGGGACCCCGACCCGGACCTGCGCCGCTACCAGCTGCGCATCCGCCTCACCATCGAACAGGAGAACTGACATGAGCGGACTCGACGGTTTCGGGACCTCCCTGGCGCGCGGCAACGGCGCGACCCCGGAGGTCTTCACCGTGATCGCTGGCGTGACCAACATCGGTGCGCCCGGCCTCTCCCGCGAGACGCTCGACGTCTCCGGGCACGACTCGCCCGGCGGCTACCGCGAGCACCTCGGCGGGCTCAAGGACGGCGGCGAGATCTCGCTCGACGTCAACTACAAGCCGTCCGCGCACGACCTGCTCGTCGCCGATCTCGACGACGAGGAGGCCCGCCGGTACAAGCTCATCTACCCCGAGGGCACCGAGTGGGCGGTCGACCTGATCCTCACCGCCTTCGAGGCGACCGCCCCGTTCGACGACAAGCTCACCGCGTCGCTGACCTACAAGGTGTCCGGCAAGCCTGACATCACGCCCGGCTCGTGAGCTGGGAGCACGACGACATCGACCCGGTGCCCCCGGCGCCGCGGCCGACGCCGCCCGACCCGGTGCCGGAGACCTCTCCCGACGAGGTGGTCGAGGCGGTCACCGTCATCGGCGAGCTGCGCGCGATCCGACGCGAGCTCGAGCTCATCCGCTTCATCGCTGAGAAGGCCGAGCGCGACGCCGCTCGAGCTGCCCGGCACCACTGACCGGCTCGCGGCGCTGGACTGCAGGGGCCGGCGCCGCGAGCCGCACCACCACCCTGCACCCCTGCCACCCTGTGAAGGAGAACGACCATGACCCTTTTGACCCGCGACCAGATCCTCACCTCGAACGACCTCCCGTTCGAGGACGTCGAGTGCCCCGAGTGGGGCGGCACCGTCCGCGTCTCCACCATCGCGGCCACGCTGCGCGACGAGTACGAGGTCGCCCTCGCCCGCCTGCGCCACGAGAAGTCCAAGAGCCCCAACATCCGTGCTCGGCTCGTCGCGCTCTGCATCACCGACGAGAACGGCGCCCGGCTGTTCAGCGACGACGACGTGATCAAGCTCGGGCTCAAGTCGTCGAAGGCGCTCGACCGGGTCTTCGACGTGGCGTCCCGCCTGAACGGGCTCACCCCCGAGCAGGCCAAGGAGCTTGAGGGAAATTTCGACGACGCCCAGAGCGAGCGTTCCACTTCCGACTAGCCGCTCATCTGGGCGGCATGACCGTCCGCGAGATGCTCGACCGGTTGACGTCGTACGAGCTCGCGGAGTGGGCGGCGTACGAGAAGGTGTCCGGTCCTCTCGGCCCCGCGCGGCTCGACCAGCTGGCGGCGCTCATCGCCTCCACGATCGCGAACGTCAACCGCGGCAAGAACAAGGCGCCTCACAAGCTGTCGTCCTTCGTCCCGAAGTGGGATCGGCCCCAGCAGTCGTGGCGCGAGCAGCTCTCGATGGCCCACCAACTCAACAGCGCGTTCGGCGGAACGGTCGCCGGCAAGGAGGTGTGACCCGTGGGTCTTCTCCAGAACCTCGTCATCGGCATCGGGCTCGACCCGGCCGGGATCGAGGAGGGCGCGTCTGAGGGCGAGGGCATGCTGCGCTCGGCCGCCGCCAAGTTCGCGGTGGCCGGCGCAGCGATCGGGGCGGCCACGGTCGCCGGGATCGTCGGCGCGATGAACATCGAGGCGGCGAACGACAAGCTCGCCGGGCAGCTCGGGCTCACCGAGGCGCAGTCGGCTCGGGCCGGCTCCGCTGCGGGCGCCGTGTACGCCGGCGCGTACGGCGAGTCGATGGAGGAGGTCAACACCGCGATCGGGTCGGTGATGTCGTCGATCGCCGGCATGCGCGACGCGAGCACCGCCGACCTCGAGGCCATGACCGAGAAGGCGCTCAACTTCGCGACCGCCTTCGAGGTCGACGTCGCCCGCGGGACCGAGGTCGCCGGACAGCTCATCACCAACGGGCTGGCGAAGGACGCGACCGAGGCGTTCGACCTGCTGGTCGCCGGCCTCCAAGCGGTGCCCATCGCGGCACAGGAAGGCGTCATCGACGCCGCGTCGGAGTACGGGACGTTCTTCAAGCAGGCCGGCATCGACGGTCAGGCGATGTTCGAGCTCCTCGCGCTCGGCGCGCAGCAGGGCGAGATCGGCATCGACAAGACCGGTGACGCGATCGGCGAGTTCACGAAGCTGATCACGGGTGACATGGCCCGCACCGAGCCGGTGATCGAGGGGCTCGGCCTGAACTACGGCGAGATGGCGAACGCGCTCGTCGCTGGCGGCGACCAGGCCGCGAGCGCCACCTCGGCGATCGTCGACGGCCTCCTCGGCATCGAGGACCCCGCGGCCCAGACCCGCGCCGCGCTCGAGCTGTTCGGCACACCGCTCGAGGACCTCGGCACCGACAAGATCCCCGCCTTCCTCAACGCGCTCTCCGGCGGGTCCGGCGCCCTCGATGACTTCACCGGCGCGGCCGACCGGCTCGACGAGGGCCTCGGCGGCAACGCCTCCGCTGCGCTGACCTCGTTCAAGCGCCAGGTCGAGGTCGCCTTCGTCAACTTCGTCGGCGGCAAGGCGCTGCCCATCGTGACCACGATGGCCCAGTTCCTCGCGGAGGAGTTCGGGCCCACCCTCAGCGCAGTCGCCGGATTCATGCGCGACGACCTCATGCCCGCCGCCGAGACGTTCTTCGGCTTCCTCTCCGAGCACCAGACCACCGTCACGGTCATCGCCGGCCTGATCGGCGGCGTCCTCGGTACGGCGCTGACCGTGTGGGCCGTGCGCTCGGTCGCGTCCGCCGCCACGAACACGATCGCGTGGTTCACGACCGCGACCGCGTCGACGGCAAGCGCCACCGTTCAGTCCCGCTCCGCGATGCAGGTCGTCGTCGGCTGGCTCTGGATGGGCACGCAGTCGCTCATAGCCGGCGCCCGCGTGGCCGCCGCGTGGGTCGTCGCGATGGGCCCGATCGGGTGGGCGATCGCCGCCGTCGTCGGTCTGGTCGCCCTCGTCATCTGGAAGTGGGACGAGATCAAGGCCGCCACCGGCAAGGTGTGGGACTGGTTCAGCGCCAAGATCACCGCCGTGTGGAACGCCGTCACCGGCTGGATCGGTCGGAAGGTCGGCGAGGTCGTCGGCTTCGTCGCTCGAGTGGGCGCCGTCCCCGGGATGGTCGGCGGCTACTTCGGCGACATGAAGGACCGCGCGATCTCGAAGGGCGCCGAGCTGGTCGCGTGGGTCGCCGGGATGCCGGGCTCCATCGTCTCGGGGGTCGGCGATCTCGGGGGGCTACTCCTCGACGCCGGCGCCGACATCGTCCGAGGTCTCTGGGACGGCATCTCCGGGATGGGCGACTGGATCGTCGGGAAGCTCGGCGACTTCGTCTCCGACGTCATCCCCGGCCCGATCAAGGACGTGCTCGGCATCGCGTCCCCGTCGAAGGTCACGGCCGAGCTCGGCCGCTGGACCGGCCGCGGTCTGGCCGACGGGCTGCTCGACACCGCGGGCGACGTGACCGCAGCGAGCAGCGCGCTCGCCGCGGCGGCCGTCCCCGAGCTCGCCTCCGTCGGCGCGTACGACATGCCCACCGCCCGTGTCGACGGCATGCGGTCGATCGACGGCGGCGGGCCCGGGGGCACCTCGAGCGGCGGGTTCACCGACGAGCAGATCGAGCGCATCGTCGCCGGGTTCCGCGAGGCCCTTGAGGACCTCGACATCGAGTCGCCCGTCTACGTCGGGGCCCGCGACGCCGGCCGCATCTTGCAGGTCGGTCAGACCGAGTTGGAGGCGAGCGAGTGATCACCGTCCCCCCGCAGCGCAGCACGGTCGGAGGCGGCCCCGACGTGCTCGACACGCAGTCGCCGTTCTACCTCCGGCTGTTCGGGCAGTGGCTCCACCTGCAGGGCATCAGCACGGGCTCGCAGCTCAAGCGGGACCGGGCGTCCGACGCGATGGTGTCGGTCGACGGCTACCGCACCGAGACGGCCGCACCGTCCGGGCCACGGACGTGGAGCATGTCGATGAGCTACGCGACCCCGGTCGGGACCATCGCCGCGCTCGAGCTGGCCTCAGCGAACCCGGGTGACGTGTGGTTCGTCGACCGCTCCCTGACCCGGCAGAACACGCTCGCCCCGGCCGACTGCCACGGACTCTGGGCGCCGGGAGCGACGGTCATCCTCGCCGGCGGCATCCCGCTCCCCGTGCTGGCCGCCGACCGCACCGTCACGATCCCGGTCCGCGCCGGCGTGACGACGTACGCCGCGCTCTGGACCACCCGTCCCGCCGGCACCGTCGTCGGCTCCGCAACCTGGCCCGGCGGCACCGCGGCGCTGACCGCACCAGGTGGCACCGCAGCGCAGCGCGCCGAGGTCGCGCTCACGCCCGACGCCGACGGGGTCCTCGAGCTGGCCGCGGTCGCCGGCACCACGGGCCTGCAGGTCACCGAGGACTACCTGCCCGACGTCTGGCACCCCGGCCAGCGGATGCCGACGCAGGTCGCCGTCGCCGACCCGGCCCGCACCCTGCAGCTGCTCGGCGAGCTGCGCCACGGACGGGCGTCGTACGCCCTCGAGGTCCGGGAGGTCGGATGAGCTGGACCGACCCCGGCCCGTCGTCGCTCGCGCCGACCGTGGTCGTCGACCTCGGTGCCCCGCTCGGCGTGCGCAACGTGACGTCGTACGACATCGAGCACGAGCTGCAGGGCGGCACCCTCACGGCCGCGACCCGGGCACGGTCCGGGTACTCCGTCGGCGCCGCGTCGATCACGATCGCGGTCGACCCGATGAGCAAGGTCCCGTGGTCGAAGGGCGCCGACCGGCTCCGCGCCGGCGGGGACGCCACGCTGCGCGCCGAGTGCCCCGGCCTCGAGCCGTTCCCCCTCGGCGCGTGGGTCGTCGCCCCCGTGTCCGGCTCGCTGACCAAGGTGGGCCGCACGGTCACCCTGCGCGAGAAGCAGTACGCCGGCCGGAAGGTCGCGAACCTGCTCCCCGCGCTGGCCGACAACGACGCCGACCCGGCGTGGATGATCGACACCCTCGCGCGGCAGTGCGGGTTCTGGTCAACGCCGGCGCCGGTCGAGTCGTGCGTGCTGTCGCTCCCTCTGAACGGCGCGGTCTGGGCCGAGGTCGGGAAGGACGCCTACCCCTCGACGAGCCCCGCCCGGTGGGGCGCCCTCGGCGGCGTCGTGGGCCCCACCGGTGGACCGTGGGGCGCCGAGGCCGGGTTCACCCCCGGCAGCGAGTGGGGGTCGACGCAGGGGTTCACGTGGCGCCTGTCCCGCGCGCTGCTCCACTCCGGGACGTCGCTCTACGTCACCGGCACCTTCGACGGCACCGCGTCGCTGCGGTTCCCCTCCTCGAGCGTGCAGGTCGAGATCCGCGCCGACATCGGGCAGGTCGCCGTACGCGGTCACTCCTCGCAGCCGTGGGCCACGACGTCGTACATGCCGGGACTCGACCCCCGACACCCGCAGCGGGTACAGCTCGAGATCCAGCGCGACGGCACGGTCACCGACCCGATGACCGACACCAACTCCGGGACCTTCGGGCCGACCCGGGTGCGGGCACGGTCCGCGCACGGCACCGCGTGGTCACCGTGGGCCGTCGACGTCTCGACCCGCTCGGACTACATCGCCCGGTCGATGTGGATCGAGGGCCCGGCCGACGCGACCGCCGGCGGCGTGCAGTGCACCCTCGCCGCCGACCCCGCGCTGTGGGCCCCGGTCACCGCGGACATCGACCCGCTCGGCGGCGTCGTCACCGCGCCGTGGCTGCCGGGCGACCTCGACCCGTGGTCGGGCATCCAGCAGGTCGCCGAGAAGTGGCTCGCCGGCGTGTGGCCCACCCGCGACGGCGTGCTCGTCGGCCGGGACCGGCACTACCTCGCGGGCGGCACCCCGGTCGTCGAGACCATCGACGTCGGCCGCCGCGTCGAGGACCTCCCGTGGACGATCGACCCGGCGAACGCGGCCGACCGCCTCGAGGTGACGTGGTCCCCGCCCGACGTCGTCGAGACGTCGTACGAGACCGAGGTCTTCGAGTCGCCCGAGCTCTGGTCGGCCGACGAGGCGATCCGCCTCAACCCCGGCCAGGTCGTCGAGCGGGTCGTCGACCTCGACCGCCTCGGCTTCATCAACGAGTTCTCGCAGTGGCGCCCGGTCTGGCAGTCGCCCCACCTCACGTCCCCGACGTGGGACGCCCGCTTCCAGCGAGGCGGCGGGGGCGGGCAGGTCCCGGCCGACGCGCTCGCCATCAGCACCCGGCAGGTGTCGGCCGGGCGGCTCATCATCCGCATCCGCAACCAGACCAACTCCGTGCTCTGGACCGTCGACGCCGAGGGCAAGCCCGCCCTCGTGCAGCGCGGTTACCGCCGCATCGACCAGGCGCAGCAGCTCATCGTCGAGCGAGGCGCCTCCGAGCACGACGCCCTGAACACGCTGACCGTCGACCTCGGTCGCCACGTGCAGCGCCGCCAGGACGCCGAGGAGATCGCCGACTTCGTGTGGTCGCGGGTGCAGACACCCGGCTACCGGGTCGACAACGTCCGCGTCGTACCCGACTGGACCCGGCACCCCGGGCAGGTCATCTACATCGCGCACGGCCGCTCGGGGCTGGCGTCGAAGGCGCTCGTCGCGAAGGTCCACCGGACCGGCGAGGCGGGCAAGGCCCGGCAGCACCTCGACCTCGTGCTGCTCGTCCCGACGTGGGCCGACTTCGCGGCGGTCTGGGCGGGCCGCACGTGGCACGAGTTCGCCGGGTTCTGGACGGGCCGCGCGGACAACGAGTGGTCGGCCTTCGCCGACGACCCCCTGCTGACGATCGGAGCATGACGTGCCCTTCACCCCAAACGGGATCTGGTATCCCGACGGCCAGGAGGGCGGCGACCCCGTCCGGGGCGCCCCCGACTTCGAGCAGCTCGCGAAGTCCGTCGACGCAGCGATCTCCCAGAGCGTCGTCGAGTCCGGTGCGGCGGCCGGCGGATGGGCCGCGACCGTCACCGTGCAGAAGTCGGGACGCCTCGTCACCATCGCGGGCGGCGTCCGGCCCTATCTCGGCCACCCCACGACGACGTACGTGACAGCGGCGTACCTCCCCGAGGGACACCGGCCCATGGCGAACGTCGCCACCCAGGCCGCGCCCGTCTTCAACAGCACGATCAACTACAGCTTCGTGTTCCAGCCCGACGGCCACATTCGGGTCCGGATCTCCGGCGCGCTGACCGGCGACCCCATGCCGACGCTCGTGTTCCCGCCCTCGTCGTGGCTCACCGCAGAGCCGGGGATTCCGGCGGGGGTTCCGGCATGAGCGAGCAGCCATCGGTCGGCGAGCTTGTGCGCCGCATGGAGGAGCAGGCGAAGTCCGTCGAGCGGCTCGTCGAGAAGGTCGACAACCTCGTCGAGAAGCTCTCCGACGACTACGTGTCGCGGCGCGAGCACGACCTCCGGGTCGGCCCTCTCGAGAAGCGCCTCGACAACGCCGACGCGTTCCGTCGGCAGGTCATGGCCGGCGCCCTCGTGGGGCTCATCGGCTACATCATCACGCTCGTCGTGCTCATCCCGGGAGTGCCGTCATGATGAAGATCAAGCCGCCCGTCCCCTCGTCCCGCACGATCTCCGTGCTGGCGTGGGTCACTGGCCTGTCGGCGCTCTGCCTCGTCGTGTGGCTGCTCGTCGAGCTCGGCCAGACCAACCAGCGGTTCGAGGTGGGCGCCGCCGACCGGCGCGACCTCCGCTCCCAGCTCGTCGACCAGCAGTCCGCGTCCGCCGCGCTGGCCGACCAGGTCGTCGACCTCGGCGAGGAGCCCGTCGTCGACCCCGCCGAGCCGCCGTCGGTGGCGACCCTGCTGCAGGGCTTGACCGGCGAAGTCGGCGCACGCGGCCCGGCCGGTCCGCGCGGTCCCATCGGTCCCATCGGGCCGCCCGGGGTGAGCGTGCCCGGCGAGCCCGGTGCGGCTGGTGAGCCCGGTCCCACGGGCGCCGCCGGGGTGCCGGGCGAGTCCGTGCAGGGCGCCCCCGGGGAGACGGGCCAGCCGGGCGCCACGGGCCCTGCAGGGCCGCAGGGAGAGCCCGGCCCCGCCGGAGCCACCGGAGCGCCAGGAGCGGCCGGCACGAGCGTCGTCGGCGTCTCGTGCTCGGGCGGTTCCGGCACGTTCGTCTTCACCTACTCCGACGGCACCACCCAGACCGTCACGTGCGCCGAGCCCGAGCCGGAGCCCGACCCCACCGACCCGCCGGGCCTCGACCCGGTCCTGCCCTGAGGAGCGACACCACCATGGCTCGACACACCTTCGGCGGCACGCTGGCCGACGTCGCCACCGCGCACGTCTCCGGCTTCCTCAAGCCCGCCGGCCCGATCGCCCTGTCACTCTGGTCGGCCAAGGTCGGCGGCGCGCCGGTCACCGACTTGCTGCTCGACGGCCAGCCGGTCACCGTCGTACGCGCAGGGTCGGAGGGCGACGTCCCGGCGTTCGAGGGCCCCGACGGCGTGACCCGTCTGTGGGTGCAGGTCCCCGGTCGCAGTGCGCGCCGGCTGCTGGCCGCCGCTGGCCTGCCCGGGGCGGACGGCCTCCCGGGCGTCAACGCGGTGCCCGCCGACCAGGCCGTTGGGACGTACCTGACGACCGATGGCAGTGCTGCGAACACGGCCCTGCATGGCGCGGTCGACGACGCGATCGACGAGGGTATGGCCCCTGGCGGCGTCATCCTTGAGGGCGTCACGCCGATCGCCCAGGCCGCCGCCTCGGACGCGATCGCGAACAACCCGAACGTCGTCACCCAGGCCGGGGCGGCGGCCGCCGCGGCCGCGTCGACCGCGGTCACCATCGCGGGCGTCTCCGACGGCTACACCGCCCCGCCCGCCACCCCGACCGTCACCCTCGGCACCCTGAACCCGGTAGCCGCGAACTTCGCTGGCGGTCGACGTGTCCTCATCGCGGTAGCCGACACCCACAAGATCACGCAGCCCTCGGTGCTCCGGTCGATGTCCGGCCGGGTCGCCAACGACGAGGCCGCCCGCACCATCGAGTTCTACGTCTACCGGCCCAACGGCTCGGGCGGCTACACGGTGGTCTACCGAGGCGGCGCCCAGGCAGCGGCGACGGCGGGGACCTACACGTGGACCCCGACGTCGTACCTACGGCTCCTGCCTGGCGACGTGCCGGGTGTCTGGACCGCGACCAACGTCGCTGCGAACGGCCTCTACTGGGCGGGCTCGGGTGGCCCCGCCATCGGGTCGGTCCTCTACCAGCCTGCCGTCAACTTCCCCGCCCCGGCGGTCGGGGACACCATCACCCCCGGCGCAGGGGCCAGCGACCCGAAGGTGCAGACGCAGTACCTCCCCGCGCTCACGTGGACCACCAGCCACGAGGCCGTCGTCGTGGCGTCGCGGTGGGCGAACCTGCCGGGCGGCTACCCGCGCCTCGACGCGGGCGGGAAGGTGCCCGCCAACCTGCTCCCCGGTGCCCGCGTCACCGGCCTGCCGATGATCGCGCTCGGCACGTCGGTGGTGGCCATCGCCAACTCCTACGTCACCCAGGCCGCTGCACAGTCAGGCGTGGCGCTCGACAACCAGGCCGTCGGCTCGTCCGGAATCGTGTGGGACGGCACCCGCGACCGCTCGCTCTCCGCGACCAAGGCCGAGCTCGAGGCCGCGTTCCCCGGGTGGGGCGGTCAGTCCTACGAGGCCCGGATCATCGACCGCATCGCGAACATCAAGCACCTGCACTTCGCGCACGGCTACAACGACCGTGACAAGCCGATCGGCACGCCCACCTCGACCGACCGGGCCACGCTGTACGGGGCGTACAACTACGTGCTCGGCAAGGTCTTCGAGGCCAAGCCCTCGATCACCGTGTCGTTCGAGACCCCCCACAGCCTCTACACCCCGGCCAACGAGGGCTACCACGCCACCACCGCGGCGGTGCGTACCGCGATTCTCGAGATCGGCCAGCGCTACGGCGGCCCCGTCTTCGACCTCACGCAGCACGGCCAGCTCGGGCAGTCCGGCGCGACCACCCGAACCACCGACGGCGTGCACCCGAACGCCGCGTGGAACGCCATGCTCGCGCCCGTGCTGGCCGCGTGGTGGAACGAGCACCTGCCGGTCGGCTGACCCGGCCCATCTGCACGGTTAGTCCGGCTCCACCCCACCCCACGGCCGCCCGGCCAGCACGACCGGGCGGCCGTTCCCATCCCTGCCTGAGGAGGCACCCCGTGACGATCCTCAACCTCGGCCAGGACACCTCCGGCCGCGACCTCCGGCTCGACGACACCACCCACCAGCGGATCCGGTGGGCCGAGAACCGCCTCGGCATCAAGCTCGTCATCGTCCAGGGCTCCTACGTCGAGGGCACCGAAGCGTCCGCCGGCACCCACGACGGCGGCGGCGTCGGCGACGTCCGCTCCAGGAACTTCTCCCACGAGGTGAAGCGGAAGGTCCTCACGGCGCTCCGCGAGGCCGGCCTCATCGCGTGGCTCCGCACCCCCGCCCAGGGCTTCGACGAACACATTCACTTCGTCGAACTCGCCTCGAAGACCCTCGCCCCGTCCGCCGCCCGCCAGGTGACCGCCTACCTCGCCGGCCGCAACGGGCTCAAGGACAACGACCCCGACGACGGCCCCGACGTCGAGGTCCCGACCGCACTCCCCACCGACGTCCAGGAGGACGACATGTCGCAGTACGAAGACCAGCTGAACGAGCTCCTCACCCTGGCGAAGCGCACCGACGCCCGGGTGCTCACCACCCAGGGCGCCGTCGAGAAGATCCACGGTCTGGTGCGCGACGTCGCGAAGGCCATCCCCAACATGAGCCGGTGGCTCGGCTACCTCATGAAGGGCGTCGAGGGCCAGGGCGCCAGCCTCACCGCGCTCGCCGCCCAGGTCGACGCCGCGCTCGCCTCGACGAGCGACCCGGCGCTCGTCGCCCAGCTCGAGCAGATCCGGACCGAGCTCGACGACGTGATCAAGGCGGCGAGCTGATGGGCCTCGGAGGGCTGGTGCTCGACCGGCTGCAGCGGCTGTCCCCGCACGCCCGCGCGGTCGTGTACGACGGCGTGCTCATCGTGGCTGGTCTGCTCGCGCTGCTGGTGTGGGTGCTCCCGGTCTTCGAGGTCGACGCGATCGGGCCCGTCGATCTCGACGAGCTCGGCAGCGTCGGCGTCGCCGCGGCGGCCGTGGCCGCGCTGCTCGCCCGGGCGAACACCCCCAAGCCGACCGGCGGCGACCACCGGGCGGACGTCCCGCCCGCCTGACCGCCGTACGCCACGAGCTGCGCCCCGTCCCCTCACGCAGGGGGCGGGGCGCTTTCGTGCGTTCCCGGCGCGGCGGCCACCCAGGGCCGCTAGCGTTGCCCGCCGTGAAGACCCTCTCGCGGACCGCCATTACCCTCACCGCCCTGCTCGCCCTCACCAGCTGCAGCGGAGGCAGCGACGAAGACACGACCGCCGACGAGTCCGGCCCCACGCTCCCGGACTGCACCTCGACGTGGGAGACGGGCGCCGTGCTCCCCGACCCCTACGAGGGCTGCGACGACGACGGCGAGACGGTCGCCCCGAAGTTCCTCGACTGCACGAACGGCAACGGCCGGTACGTGCAGTGGGACGGCGGCGTGGCGTACGCCCGCGAGGGCGCGCCCGTGATCGACCGCGCCGGCCAGCTCGCGATCATCTGCGACCCCGGGAACGAGGCGGGCGCCTACGCCACGCCCACCCCGACGGACGACTTCACCCGCGGCTGACCTACGCCGCGAGCGACCCGATCGCGTCACGCAGCTCGTCGTTCGTCACCCCGAGGTAGTGCTGCGTGGTCGCGACCGACGCGTGCCTCATCAACTGCTGGATCACGCGGATGTTCTTCCCGTTCCGGAGCAGGTTCGTCCCGAACGTGGCGCGGCACCGGTGGATCGAGCCGGTGAGCCCGAGGTCCCGGAACAGGTGCCGCACCCGCAGGCCCACCAGCTGCGCCGACACGTGGTCGCGGGCGTGGTGGGGCGACGGGAACCAGTAGCCGGCGCGCGGGTAGTGCTGCGCCAGCTCCCACAGGACCTCGTGGGTGGGGATCGCCTCGTCGGTGCCGCCCTTCCCGACGACGTACAGCATCGACTCTGTGATGTCCTCGCCCCGGAACTTGGCGATCTCGAACGACCGCAGACCGGCGTACGACCCCAGCAGAATCCAGGCGCGCAGGTTCCCCTCGGTCGCGCCGAGCACCAGCATGAGCTCCTTCTGCGACAGCGGCTTCGGCTTCGGTCGGGGACGGGGCCCGCGCCGGACCCGCGCGATTGGCGAGGCCTCGATCTGGCCGGTCTCGAGCATCCACCCGTAGACGCTCGTGAGGTGGTTGACGTACGTCGAGCGGGTCCACCCGGAGTGGGCGCCGACCCATCCGGCGGCGATGTCGGGGCCGACGTGCAGGGTGCCCCAGTCTCTCAGGCGGCCCTCGGCGAAGGTGCGGCGCTGCTTGATGGTGTTCTCGCTGAGCCCGCTTCCCCGCATCCAGCGTTCGAACTCGTCTAGGTCGGTGATCGTCAT